AGTCGGCCAGCCTGGAAAGTTGGTGCCCGTTCTGCGGGTTGTGGGTTCAAGTCCCATCCTCGTCGCTAAGATAAAAAGCTAGGTTTTATGCGAAAAACGGCATAAAACCTAGCTTTTTTCTTGCTTTTTATTACTTTTTAGTAATCTCTATGCACCGAAAAAGGAACCCATTTTACCCGTTTTTCGGATAAATTTGGTCATGAATTGGTCATGACCATTACTCTACCATCTCAACTCCTTCCATTCGGTTAGTAAATAGAGATTTCACAGGATCATAGGCGCCGTCAGGACCTACATAGTCAAAGCCTTGTCCTTTCGCTTTTTTGACTTTGGCACTTGTTGCCATTAAGCCAGACTTAGTCAAGTAGTACCATTTGCCTTTATCCTGCAACCATTGCCCTGCAAGCATACCGCCATCCTCTCCAAGGTAATACCAGCCCTCATCAGACTTAAACCAGCCCTTAATCATGAATCCTGCATTATCAAACACATACCAGCGGCCGTTAATATACTCAAATTTGCCACATACAGGCGTGCTATCCTTATAGTACAGCCATTTATCCTGTTGCTGAATCCAGCCTTCTTTCCGCGGCTCCTGCTGCGCTGTGGTATGATTCTTGCAAGCCATGTAGAAGCACCAGCTTACGAACTCAGCACACCAGAACTCGGATAAGGCCTTTCCGTTGTTGTACCATTGTCCGTATTTCGTATAGTTCTTATTTCCTCCGTTGGCGTGTTTGTCCTCCAAACCATTGGGGGACGCCTTCTCCTCATAGCCAATTTCTCCCCGGGCAATGTCTAAAAGTTCCTGTACTATGCAAGTATCGCCTCCATAGACAGGTCTCCCAAAGCCATTTACCCAGTTCTTGCCGCCTACGGAGAAATTACTGTAAGTTTTTCTTCTGCATTCTCCGCCGTTTCTATCTCCATGAGTGCCGGAAGTGTTGCCCTCAATGGTAGTGATCTTGTTGCCTTCCACACTCTCAACGATTCCCACATGGGCGATTCTTCCCATTGCCGAGCTAAAGAAGAAAAACACATCTCCGGCTTGCGGAACAGCATGCCACCGTCCGGCACGTTTAAATTGCCCCGCCCCGCTAGGCGTATACTTAAAATAGTCGCCACACAATGCCTTTTGTCCTCTCTGATATGGATTCATATATTTCCTCCTATTCTGATTTGAGAAAAGTTTTTCAAAAAGTTTCTCAACGCTTCTCAACTTTTCTCAACTCCCCAATAAAAAAGGGGAGAACCATGTCTCCCCAAAAGCAATTACCTCTTTAAGCCGATGCCGGGACCTGTGAATCTATCCGGATTCGGAGTTACTCCGGGTCCATGTTCCTTGTCCTCTTCTCCTACGCCACGGCCATAGCCTACTGGATGAGGGCTGTTATCAGCCTTGTTGTCCTTGACAGGCACGTCCTGTCTCTTAGCATCCTGGTCGATTCCTTCGTACCTTTCAAACGGCTTGTTCTTTCTCATAGTCTTTTCTCCTTTTTATAAAAATATAGTTAAATGCAGGATTGCCTCCTGCTAGGCTTCTTTATAGTGTAATTATTTGCCGGAAAGCTGTTTCCCAAGTTGATTTGCGCCTGTAGAGGCTAGCCCGGATACAATCCCAACGGCCACGGCATTAAGCACATCCTTTGCCGGAAAGTCCGCCATAGTCTGCATACCGACTACGCCAAGGACTGCTCCAACAAGTCCACAAATTACAGGGATGAATTTGTTATCCAGTTTTTCCCATGATTTGCACCCCATACCGATAAGGTATGTAATTACTGTGATTGCTACTACGCTTCCAATTCCAAAATCCATTTTGTTTTCCTCCTATTATTCTGAATAATCTTGTTTCTTTCCTTCGTGCATGGGAAGCTCCTCAACCTCTCCCATGTATTTCTTTGCCATCCCGTTACCGCCTAAAGCTTCATAAGGGTCATACAGATTGTGCTTTAAGGTGTGATACTCTTCCGATGTAATGAACCCCCTATCAATGTATCTCTTGGCTTCTCTTGCGATTCTGAACATCGCTATGCCTGTGACACAGTGACACAGCGCATCGAACTGCTCCTTCTTGATAAGGCTTTTTTGAGTCTCCTCCAGTCTCTTACGCTCTTTCTCCTTTTCCTTGGATTGATACATAAGCATAAGTAGCTGAAAGAATCCATTACTTGCAAAGATAACGCCAACTATTGTAGCGAGAAACTGTTTATCCGTTATTAGTTCTATCATGATTCACCCCCTCTCCGGCTTCTCTCCCATCTTCGGCAATACGAAGAATCTCTTCCTCCTGTGCCTTGGTAATCCATCCTTTCTTGACTGCCCTATCCAACATCCGTTTGTTTAGCAGTCCATCTCTTGCCAGTCCTAAAAGTGTTTCATACATCCTACTCACCTCCTAAGCTATCAAGCACAAGGCTGTTTACGGTCTGCCTAAGCTCCTCATTCTGTCGCTTAAGCTCTGCAATCTGCTCCGCTTGTGAAGGAATCCTCTCGGCTTTCTCTTCGCCAACTCGGACAAACTGCAGCTCTCCTTTTTCATCTCGCATTTCCTTCATTTTGAGATTGTAAAAAGCTCCCTCTTTGTAAATGCAAGGCTCTTTTAAATCCCACATGGAGGACTCCATTGCATAGGCAGTAGAACCATAAATAGCCCTTGCCCCCATGTCTGCTTCAGTAGGGCTATCAAATATGGTGATAGCCATTACCTCATGCTCTGCCGTGTCCTTGTTCGGCAGAATTAGCGCGAAATCTCTTTTCATAAGCTTCTTCTTCTCCTTCCTTTTTAGGTAAATTAAAAAAGGAACTCCATTTCTGGAAATTCCTTTCATGCACATGTATTCAGTTAGTGGCTTTAGCTTCCGTCATTCATGGAAGAACCCCAAGCGATGTAAATGCAGCCCGTTCCACCGTTACCGGGTGGTAAAACATTTTCTCTATTTTGGTTATTCACACCATTTCCACCGTTACCCAATCCATCTGTACCGGGTGAACCAGCAGAATTGTATGTCTTTTTACCCGCATATCCACCAGTGCTATACAAAACACCGTTGAATCCTCGTGTTGTCGAGTGCTGTCCAGTGCCTCCCCATATCTCAAGGTTATGAGTAGTCTTGTCGCCCCTTCTCCCGTAACTTACACTCCAAGCACCTACAGTACCATCACCTCCATCGCTACCAGGTGTTCCTGCATACGCCGAACCACCAGAGCCACCGTTTCCACCAGACGCATAGTGCCCGTTTCCACCGGAAAGTCTCACTTCACCAATGGCGGGTGACCAACCCGCATTTGCGGTTACACCGTTGAATACGGTAGCTTGTTTTTCTGCAGTTGGTACTATCCAAGATATATTCTGTCCGGGGGATACATCCATATATCCAGTAGTAAATCCTCCATTGCCGCCCCTACCAACAAGAATATAGCGGATTCTTCGCACTCCTTCCGGAACAGTCCAAGTACCGGCTCCTGCTCCTAGTGTTACAGAGCCGCTTATTCCGGTTACTTGTATAGTTGTATACACAGGAGTGCCGTCATAGTCGTACCACCGTCCTTGGTTCGTTTCTACGTAACTGTAAGCACGAATATATAGCAGTCCTTCCTGTAATGGCCGTGTCTCGTAGTGTACGTCTGCACTATCCCAAAATGTAAATCCATCATAAATTCCGTCTGGCATGCTATTGTACTTAAACGCAAAATGCACACCGCTCCACAAGCCCTTAGTAGGTCTCGCCCATGTAAGCCGGACTTGTTTATGAGCGTACATGGCCGCACTAAAATTTGTGATAGAGGCGATTCCGAAAGCATTAATTGCCATCTTTTTAAGTAGTTCCTTAGAGATAGTTACTTCGGAATTTTTCCCATCTCCATAGCTAGTTCTTGGATTGCTTACACTTTTCTTGTAGTTTCCGGCAGGCAAAGGGAGGCTCATCACAGCTCCGACATTTGAGAAAGGTGTACTGTCTCCTAGAACCGCTGCCGTTCCTCTGTTTTTGCCTCCTGCACCTCCAAGCGGTATAAATACTTCACTCATTACTTACTCACCCCCTTTAGTTTTACTTTAAATTCTTTCGTAGGCTTTTCCGCAGCACAGTAAAAAGTCACATATCCATCCGTAACCTCTGCTGCAGTTATTAGTCCTGCCATCTCGTCATAGGTCTCAATATCGGCAGGGCTGGAGGTCTTAGTGTGCGCCTTTCCCATAGATACGGAATCTGTAGCTTTAGCTGTTGGGACAGATACTTTCTGGCTATATGGTGCAGAACTGCTCCAGGCATTAGCCGGAATAGTTACAATCGTTTCCCCTTTCAGCCTATCAATCTGTGCCGAAAGATTTCCAACTGGCGTATCCGTGAGCGTTCGCTCAACCGTTTCAAACCATGATTGAAAATTCCCTTGTAAGGACTCCTCAATTTCGTCCATCTTCCCTGTGTGCTCACTATAGTTACGCTCTACCCTACGGGTAAAGTCTTGATAAAAACCGTTTAGCTGCGCGTAGAATGTATCTGTAGAGAGATGATCTATAAGCTGGGTCACAAAACCACATACAGAGCTATCCCCACGGGTATCCGTTATTGCGGACTGAGTAATAGCCGTTGCATTTGACTGAATGTAAATTGTAGCAAGAGAAAGCTCATAGTAGTCTCCACGCGCCGGAGTAAGAAGAGCTGGAGCGACAGGATTCACCGCAGCTGTTCCTTCCTTTACAATAATTTCACAGCAACGGTTTTTGTAGTTTGCCCTTAACACAACCCTATCAATCCTCGCGTACTGCTGCGGTGCTTTGCTTAAGGTATGCGTACTCTCTAAATCATCATAAGCAAATGCGCCTTGAATCAGTCCAAAGCCCGGACGGACTTTAACAGTTAGACCTTCCGACGCAAGAACCTGAAAGCAATCCCCCGGCTGAGCAAGGACGCCGTTACTGACAAGCTTTGCAAATAGTAATCGAAAGAGGTCGGATGTTTCTGCCCTGTCGAATATCGGCATTCCTTCCGGATCCGTACCGATAATCTCTGAATCGAAATAACCGTATCTTAGCATTTAGTTTGCCTCCCTTTTTATAATCTTCGTGATAGTCGTCGCCTCGTCTGTGCCAAAGGTAACATTCAAGGTCATTTTTGCCCCTTCGTATACCTCTTGGATTGCGGTTATCCTTTCGTCGCACTCGATTCCAACATCCATGTTTTGATATGTACAAAGGTCTCCTAGGTCGAAGTCCTTCATATATACGAGATTAGCGCCCGCATCAATATCTGAGTGAACTGTCTCAATCTTTGAGTATTCCGAAAGCTTTTCCAGTCCTCTCTGCCTAAGAATGGCGCGGTATTGGGCAGAATCATAGGTGTGTTTTGCTCCACTCCCATCCTGATACTCACTTTGCAAATCTCTGGCATCCACATATATCTCCCTTCGCTCTTCTGCCGAATCCGTGCGGATATCTACTTCGACAATAGTTCTTGCGTTTCCTTCACCTTCTCCGGCAACATAAGCGACATTTGCATAAGAACTCTCGTCTCGACCATATATTGCTGACTTCACATTATAAAAACGATTGGAGAAAATCGCAGGGGAGTTTTCTTCCTGATTCTCCGTGCGATTAAGCCCCTTCCAGCACTCAAAGGTGAGTGTGTTCCTCTCATAGTCATATAGAATGTGGTGAGATAGCTCCTGTGTTTGCTCTGTCTCGTACAGTTTTTCCCCAAGCTTGTCCCCCGTTGTCTGCAATGTAATTCGTGTTCCAAGTCCTTTGCGAGTCCCAAGGACTAGCCGTGGAATAACTCGCCCGGAGTTTGCCGGATGAATGGCCATTCCATCCACAAGAGCAAGCGCAATTTCTTCCGGGGTTCCGGATATATTTACTGGAGCCTGAAGAACTCTATCATCCAGTAGTTTCTCTGCAAAGTAGCCCTTGCAGTAAGCTGAGCGCTCTCCCTTATCCGTCTGTGCATAATTCACTTCCCGGATTACTCCGAGTTCGGAGCGATCATTACGGCATATATACTTGCCGGAGTTAAATAAGGGGAAGAAGCTTGAGGATGTGTGAAACTCAAATACTCCCGGCTCATAGTAGCGGCGGGTCCATATCAGCGAATTAAAAACCTTTATGGCGCCAATAGTCTGAAAATCCTTATCGAGGATGTATACTTGCATATCACACCCCCAAATACTTAGGCGTATAGTAGATATTTACATCAAGATTGACGTAGTTCGTATCCGCCGCATATTCAAGATAATTCTCCCCTACATCAAGCTGGAACGGCTCAGACCGTCTATCCACACGCTGATAGCAATTTACTCCGTTAAGTTCAACGATCTGATGGCGTTCATTGGTGTCAATTACGAGAACATCCCCTTTGGCCATTTCCACCTTTACCCTCATAAATTGCCCTGTTCCTGTTCTTGTAATCTTAGGATTGCTTACTGGCCCCCTTGTAGCTACAAACTTGATAATTACACCGGTAGGAACATCGCCGTCGTTAGAAAGCGCCACTTCTTTATGCAGTGTTCTATATCCTGCTGCACGCCCTCCTAATGCAAGTCCGGAATACGGTCTTTTCAGTCCTGTAACCTTTTTAGCGGTGATTATCCAAGGAAAAGCAAACAAGGGAGTGTATGCAGCCATGTTTTTTCCGAAGTTATCAATATTCAGCATGTACGGATCAGGGCAGTATAAATCCACAACAATGGCCAGCCTTGCATCAAGCGAAGCTTTTGCTTTAAAAGTCCATCCTTCAAGCCTGTATTCTATGTTCCGCGATACACCCATATACTCAATTAGGGCTTTTCCCGTGTACTTCGGATTGAAGAACTTAATCAGATTTTGCCTGTTCTCTTTATTGTTCTTTAAATCCCGAAAAGAGGCCTCAATATGTATTGGTCTGCCCTTTATCTTCAGTCCATCTACGGTTTCACCGTCTACAAGGGCGTTATCACTTTTACTGATTTCGATATCCGAACTCTCTAGCCCGGTTATCTTCGTGATGTCGATATCACTATCCTTGCCAAAAGTAAGGGTCCTCCCGTTACACGAGAGAACCACTCTAATCTGATTTGCCATTATTTCACACCTCCGACGATATTACGAATCGCCTCACGCTGATTTTTTGCCACAACCGACGGAGCAGGAACTGCTTCATGGTAGTTATTTGTCTGTTCGATTCGGTTATCGTAATATACCGATGTTCCCCCGGCAGAAAATGCCCTTCGGCTTTCTGACGCTCCGGCAGATAGCGCAATCTCTCCACTATAAGCTGAAACAGTGCCTTTCATTTCATTTAGGAGTGCTGTCGCACTTTCCCTCATGGTTTTTAAGGCGCTTGGCATAGACTTTTCTATACCTATCTCTGCTCCGGGAAGAATCCAGCGTCCAAACTCATCACGGAAAGCCCTTGAAGGTGAAGCAATGCCGAGGGCGTCCTTTGCGCCTTCCAGAAGAGATTCCGCAAGGCTTTGAACCTCGCTAGTAAGCCAGTTCCATCCGGACGAGATTCCGTTCCAAATGCCTGAAACTATATCGTTACCGATAGACACCATCTTATCCGGAAGCCCTTTAATTCCGTCAACTACAGCATTGAAGAGCCCTGTAGCCGCCTCGGTACCTTTGGAAACAAGGTCTTGCTTCCATTGATTCAGCTTATTCGCCGTATCTACTAACCATGTCCAAACTTTCCCCGGCAACTGCTGCATAAGGGTGATTATCGAGTTAATCATGGTCTGAATCGCTGTAGAGGCGTTCTGCTGCATCTCGATGCCCCACTGCACTATTTTTGTAACGGTGCTTACAAGCCAAGTCCAAATCTTACCGGGAAGCTCGGAGAAGAACTTCGTTATGCTCTCAATCCAAGTAGGTACATTTGTTGCAATCCATTTCACAACAATTACCCCCCAGTTTATGATTGAACCGATTGCATAGCCAAGGGCGTAAGCTATACGATCAGGAAGCTGGCTAAACCATTCCCCGATACTCTCAATCCATGCCGGCACATTCGTGGTAACCCACTCTAAGATTGAAGCGCCCCAATCCCCAAGTTTTGTAACCACATCTGTAAGCCAAGTCCAGATTAATCCAGGAAGCTGCGCAAACCACTCCCCGATGGACTGAATCCATCCTCCGACCGCAGGTGCCACCCACTCGAATAGCTGAACGGCAAGCTCTCCCAGCTTTGTAATAATAGCTAGGATAATCTCGCCCATTGCCTGTAAGACTAGTGGAATACCGGTTATAAGGGCGTTGACAATGGCCGTGATGATCCTTGGCAAGCATTCAATCAGTAAAGGAAGTGCCTCGATTATTCCTTTGGCCAATGCAACTATAATTTCCACAGCGCACTCTATAAGTACCGGTAGTTGCTCCAGAATCGTTTCACCGATATAAATGACAAGTTCAACCAATGCCGGAATCAACTCCGGGAGCATTATACTTATTCCCCTTGTGAGCCCAACAATGATGTTCTTCGCCGCCTCTATAAACTTCTTGAATCCACCACCGGATATAAAACCAGAAATGCCGTTTACGATAGTATCCGCAAGGCTTGCAAAGTCAAAGGATGCTATACCGTCTGCAATCGTGTTCATAAGGTCGAGCCCTATAGATGCGGCTGTAGATAAAAGAGACGGCATTACTGCTACTAACGCGCCAATCACAGATATTGCTCCAGCAATAAGCGGAGGAACAAGACCTTGCATCAAATCTGGAAGTACCTTCACAAGCCCGTTTATCAAGGTTACCGCTCCACTAATGAGGGAAGGTAATATCTGATTAAAAAGACCTGGTATCATATCTCCAAGCTTAGATACGAGTGTTGGTAATCCGGAGGCAAGCCTCGGAATGATTTCAGATAGATTATTTACGACATTGTTTGCCAGTGTCGCAACAGATTCCGCAAGCTGGTCTACGTCCCCTGTGCCCGTGAGAAAGTTGTCCCACGCTGCCTTTGCGGCATTCATAGATCCCTCTATAGTTGTCGAGGCTTCCTTTGCGGTCGTTCCGGTGATTCCGAGTTCTGTTTGCACCTCATGGATTGCATTGTATACGTCAGAAAGGTTATTGATGTCGTAATGTGTAATCTCTCCGGTTGTTTGCTGATGGATTTTCTCCGCATCTTGAAGAAGACGCTCCATCTCGCTTTTTGTGCCCCCATAACCAAGCTTCAGGTTGTCTAGCATCGTATAATTTTGTTTTGCAAAGCCCTGATAAGCGTTCTGGACACTCTCCATTGAAGTGCCCATTTTATTCGCATTATCGCTCATATCTCGAATTGCCTGATCGGCGACATTTGCCGCCTCTACTTCATTCGAGGTACTTTGCTTTAGGGCTGCCGCAAAGCTTGTTACAGTCTCCATGTACTGGTTTGCCGACATGCCGGCTGTCCGGTATGCATTATTCGCATTGTCCAGCACCGTAGTTTGAGCCTTTTCGAGGGTAGAAAACTGCCCCTCTACTTCAGACACGGATTTCCCCATGCTTGCAGCG